TAGTTTGCAACACAATTTAATCCATATCCACCAGAGAGAACAACATTTTTTTCTCCACTCATCTTTACTGCTTTGCGAATCAAATCCAATACCATAGATTGTGATTCTGTTTGGATTGCGTATGCTAAATCTCTACGATTATCTAACTGAGTGAGATCTTTGACACCACTTGTATCCATAGGTTCTCTTAGTTCTAAGAATCTACCTTTGTTTACGATTGCACCATTTGGGTAGGTAGGTACAATAAGATCTCTGTTAGTAGTAGCCCAATCACTTCTACCATCATAGTTTGTATAGATGTCTGGAATCTCACTATTTTCTTTTCCGTATGGGAATAGTCCCATAGTCTTACCAGCTTCAATGGGAGCCCAACCACAATACTGTGTTACTGCTTCATAGGCTTTTACGATACCAGCAGAGTCATCTAATATTAATTCGTGAGTCCCTTCCTCGTCTTCTCTATCAGAAACAAACTTTTCAATTCTTACTGCACCCCAAGGACCTCTACCGCCTTGATGTTTATATAATGTCTTAAAATTATCTGGATATGCACACTGAATGATAGTTTCTAACTCCCATGTCATTTCTTGTTCTCTATCAATCTCCATAGGAATAAATGTTCCAGCACCATCTACTATAACAGATACGGCACTTTCAAATCCTGATCTATAAAATGCACAAGATGAATGAAGTTTATGATGAATATGACTATAATCTACTACTTGTGGATGTTTGTAAATATCTGCTTTACGATCAATCAAACCTAGTTTTCTTGCAAGGGCAACGTAAATAGGTTCTCCTGTAAAATCATTTGATCCAGCCTGGTCTAGTGGCTGTGTATGTGCAACCACAAGATAATCAAGTCTATCAGTATAGTCTAATATCTTGATCATGGATGCCAAAGGACCTCCATCATATTTTTTTCTAGATAATCTTTCTTCTTCAATCGAAAAGACCATCTTTCCATCTTTAAGTAAACAAACACCAGAGTTATGTCCTCTGGCGATTGCCGCAATCCACTGTGTCATATTAAATAGTTTTCTTTTCTATAGTAATTGAGTTATCTTTATCTGATTTTAAAAGATTCTTAATTTCAGATTGGAAACCTTTTTTATTTTTTGGTTTTTTCTTAGGTGATGGTGTATCTAAACTAAATGTAGGTTTCGGAGCTCCTGTCATACTAGGAACATTCGATGATGCTGGAGTCCAAGACGAACTGAAATTTTGTTGACTAGGAGTACTAGGTGGTGGACTCATAGATTGCATTGGTGGTGCAATTGCTGGTTGTTGATTTGGTGAACAAGATTGTCCTTGCTGTTGTTGTGGAGGAACAAAAGTGCCAGTGTATGTTTTTGGTTTACCTAGTCTCTTTTTGCAAGATGCAACAATTTCATCAATTTGTTTCTTACTCAACTCCATCGCTTCATCATTAAAACGATCAACTCTTTCATCCATAGTGATTCGGATTGGTGCATATTCTCTACGACCATTCCCAACATCAATGATATCAAAGTCCTTGTGGCCAGGATAACTGATATTTTCTGGATATGTGGAACCAACCACAACAGTTGCAGTTTTATCAAATGCTCTTGCAATATGTTGACCCATACTATCACATCCCAAGAAATGATCTGCAATATCAATAACTGAAGCCCATACTCTCATATCACTTATCTGTGGTCTAGCGATAGGATACTTTTCTTCATTTTCCTCTGTGGAAAAATGATGTTCACTCATTATGATTACTGCATAATCTTTTTTGAGTTGGTTAATAATATCAATAGCTCCCACGAGAGAGAAGCTTCTTGAAGTTGGATCTGCAAGAAACTCTCCCATCTGTTCAACAGATCTTCCAAATGGTTGAACTACAATAACTTTATCTTTTTTTGTTGTTGCTTTTATTTCTTCAACAATGTTATATCCAGCAATAATCTCCATTTTATTGAGATTAATTGTTGGTTTTGGTAATTCTCTAGGTTCATCTAAACCATTGATTGCAATATCATATGCTTGTGCTAAACTGCACTTCTGATTGTAATAGTCCCATACTCTGTATGGTTCTGGACTCTCGCAGTCTCTGTCTTTGATGTGTTCTTGAAAAAGATTTTTGTGCCAGTGGTCATAAACCTTGTTATCTAATGTTGGGTGTCCCTTGAAGAAATCAGTTCCACCTTCACATACGATAATAAAGTCTTCATTGTTCTCTGCATATTTTTCAAATGCAGGGATTGAACTTATAACTCTACCCGCTCCACCATTGATAAAAAACGCCTTCGATCTCATAGTTTTCATAATTCCTATAGTATATAGTCACATAAAAAACACCTGTGCCAGTCTAGGATATTCCTTAAACATAGACCTGTTTAAGGTAGCTCCATGAGTATGACGTGCTTCATATAACACCATTCTATTATATTTCATCTCCATAGTCAACTTTATATCTTTTTTAATGTTGTATCCAAAATCATATGGATGATCTTCTATGAATTTATAGAAGTCTGTACCACCATCACACTCTTCTGGCGTGTTCAGATAAACCAATGCGGCCCACTTAGTATCGATATTATCTTTATGATGAGTATTACAAAAAATAGTTTTACTGAATCTTTCATTTATATCATCATGTGTCGTATGGTTGACCATGAATTTCATATTATCCCACAGATAATTGAACATGCCATCACCGTATTCTAAGTTTGTCCACTCTTCATGTTGACAGAGTTTACTAAACACTGGTCGAAGATTATCAATCATCTCTTGATTATCTTCCATGACTCTTGATCCTATTAAACCACCACAAACTTCTTTATCATATGTCCTCTCACAAGATAGAGCATAGTCTCTCACTTGATCTGGATATTTGTAAAAATCATCTACTACAAAAACTTTTCTCCAGACAAACCCAACATCATTGAATTTGGAATGATCATAAACCCTGTGTATCACAGGATCTTGATTGTGTACTTCAAACATAACCCCAGATAATAAAAAAAGATCCTCATAAGAGGATCTTGAATTAACTTATATATAAAAGTTTATTTTACATTGCAGTTGGTGGCTTCCATGATTCAGCTGTTACTGTCTCATCTTCTGGACCATCTGGTGGGTTTGTGAAGTTTGGTTCCATTGGGAACATCATGTCAGCAAAGTTAGGGTGAACTCCAGCAGCTTGCATTTTGCCTGGAAGATCTCTTAACTGTTGACGATATGTTTTCCACTGATTTTTAAGTGTATCTGGCATATCTTCTGCAATCATACCATCACTGTTACTAAGAACTTTGTTTCTATGTTCTCTAACATGATCCCAAGTTTTGTCATAGTCAACACCATTCATTTTCTCTCTAGGAGTAAATGCTTGAATTGAAATGTCATCAGGGCCAGCAGAGCCTGCGTTTGCAACTGTAATACTCTCCCAGTTATAAACATCATCAGGGAATAAAGTAGAAGAATATGTGAACTGAGGATATACACCTCCGTCTACTTCTGGAGATCCAGCATGATTTACATCAGTTCCAGCACCTCTATCTTCTTCCTTCTCGTTGACCACTGGGCCTCTGAGTTGGCAGATAAGTGTGTGTAGATTTGATCTAGCACAGTCTACTTCATACCACTGTACAACGTCTAATGGTTTTGGACGACCATCTGCGATATCATCCTCTGTTAGAGGACCATATACTTCTTTACCTTCTGCATTAATTTGTAGAAAGATTTTGTCTGGACCATCATAAGTCTGGTCTCTTTGCTTTCCTTCAGAAAATGAATGATCTGTTAGAAAGTCGTTCGGCAATGATAGTTGCCATCCCTGTGAAATAATTTTTGTTGCCATTTCGGATTTATTCGGGTTTACTCCTTCGGCACTATTTATAAAAAAAGAGGGTTTATAACCCTCTTTTGACAAATTTTCTTGTTCGGTTTAGACGTATGTGATCTTAACAAGTCCAGATCCACCTTGTCCGCCTTGTCCACAACATCTACCACAGTAGTTACTGTTTGCACCTTGTCCACCATGTCCGTATGGAACTGTCCAACAACCACAACGCATCCAGCACTGTCTTTGTCCGTAGGAAACACCAAGAGTTCCGATGAATGGAGCACCTGTTGGTCTACCTTCGTTGAAGTAACAGTGACAGTTGAATCCGTCAGGTCTGTATGAGTTACCACCGTGATTGCCCATTCCGAAGTCTCCTCCGTGAGCGCCAGGTTGCATACAACAAGTATGGAATTCTGAATAACAGTTTGCAGACCAGTCACCAGTTGCACAACCTCTAGTACCACCTAAGGCACAGAAGTTAGAGAGGTTATATCCATTTACATAGGAGTTACATCCACAACACCCTGTACACTCCCTAGAACAACAACGGTAAACACCAGCAGCACATACAGTGTAGTAACAACCAGCGTTAGTAGAAATAGTTTTTGTATTGTAGTATCCACCACCAGCACCGTGCCAGTTTTGACATCTGTTACATGAACATGCACCATGTCCATTTCCTCCAGCACCCCAGATTTCCCAAGTGATTCTTGTCACTCCACTAGGAACTTGCCAGTAGCAACAGCAGCCAGGTGTACAATAGCATGGATGACCATACACCCATTTTACACACCAGTTAGAGAACGTGCCAGATTGAACCGCAGAGTTAGGGATAGTCGTATCCGTGATCTGAGAGTTGTCAATCTTTTTATAACTTGAATAAGAAGCCATTTGTTTCCCTTAGAAGTATGTAATTTTGACGAGACCGCCACCGCCAGTACCGCCTTGTCCACAGCACCTACCACAATATGTAGACATTGCGTTCTGTCCACCGTGTCCATAAGGAACGATCCAACAACCACAACGAATCCAACATTCTCGGATAGACTGTGTAACTTGTGTACCAATTAGAGGTGCAGAAGCGGGTCTATGACCGTAATGATAACAGTGACACCAACCTCTGTAGGTATCGTGTCTTGTTACGTTCCATACACCAGCGTGATCACCCATTCCAAAGTCTCCACCGTTTGATGCAGGACCTCTACAACAGGTATTGACAGATGTACAAGCAGTTGTCCAACTTGGGTTAGCGTTTGCTCTACATCCACCGATAGCACAGAAGTTTGATAGGTTATAACCATTCACATAAGATGAACAACCTATGCAACCATAACATTCTCTAGAAAGACATCTGTAAACTCCAGCAGCACAAACACTGTATGAACAACCACCATTGGTTGTAATCATTTTAGAGTTATAATATCCTCCACCAGCACTTGAATAGTGTTGGCATCTGTTACATGAACATGCACCAGTACCGTTTCCACCAGCACCCCAAGCCTGAATCCACATGTTCTGAACCCCAGATGGGACTGACCAGTTACAACAGCAACCAGGCGAACAACGACACATAATACCGAAAACCCATTTTACGCCGTAGGTACAGTTGGGAGAACTACTGAAACTCGATGCACTCAAAGCATTTGAAGCTATCTGGTCTCCATTAATTTTTTTGTATGATGAATAACTTGCCATTTCTGTTTAAATTCCTAGACGTAAGTAATTCGTACGACACCAGAGCCACCTTGACCCCCTTGTCCGCAACAACGACCACAATATGTAGTCATAGCACCTTGACCACCAGTTGCATAAGGAGCAGTCCAACAACCGCAACGTGACCAACACTGTTCCATCTGATGTTCAACACTGTTTGTTGATAAGAATGGAGCACCTGATGATTCTCCACTTGCAACCGCACCAGTACAGTGACAGTTCCAGTGACCTGACCAACCTTTTTGGTGAGGAGACATTGCGAAATCTCCACCCCATGTTCCAGGCGATACACAACAGAAGTGTCTAGATGTACATCTAATTGACCAGTCAGGGTTTGCACAACCTCTTGCACCACCTTGAGCACAGAAGTTACTTAAGTTGTAACCGTTAACGTATGAAGAACATCCTTGACATCCATTACATTCTCTAGAACAACATCTGTAAACTCCACCAGCGCATACACGATACTGACAACCAGACGTTGTGCTGATTGTTTTAGTATTATATGTTCCTCCAGAAGCTTGTTGATAGTGCTGACATCTGTTACATGAACAATGTCCATGTCCGTTACCTCCAGCACCCCAGAGTTCTATAGTTAGTTTCTCTACACCAGAAGGAACTGTCCAAAGACAACAACATCCAGGCGTACAATAGCATGGATGGCCGTAGAACATCTTCACGCAATATCGTGGAGCCACATCAGACTGCAGCTTGTTCGGGTTGATATTCCCCGAACTAATCTGGTCTGATGCTATTCTTCTGTATGATCTATAGTTGGCCATTTATGATCCTAAAATTTGCGTTGTAAAAAATATCATTATGTAAAGGATCTCAAATTAGATGGAGAAGATTCTCCAACCGTATGTTGAACCAGAGTAGCAAAGACTGAATGAAGCACCTTCAGTGTTAACTGTTAAGTTAGCATTGTCACCTTGGATTGGTCTACCGTTTCTGGAAACAATCAAGTTGTTTGAGTCAAATGTCTTAGCAACATCATAGAATGTAATTGTTGCACCTAAGTCAGGAGATGCAGGGAGTGTTGCAGTAACCTGTCCACCACCAGTGTTAACGAAGTATACAAGTCCAGATGCAGCATTGAAGCTGGAACTAACTGTACTGTATTCTTGAACACCTGGCTGAATCCATAGTGAACCGTTCCAGTACTCAAGAGCACCAATGGTTGAGTTGAATCTTAAACAACCTGTGTTGAACTCTTCGTCAACACCGCCAGGTCTTTGAGCAGTTGTACCTACAGGAGGTGTCATTGCCTTAGTACCCATCTTCGCACGAGTTAAGAATCCCTTAACCGCAAATTCAGTAGGACAAGCAGTGTTTGAGTTACCAGCGAGTGTCTCATCAGATGAGAATTCGTTGATCGCCTCACCGACCTGACCACCAATCGCACCAAGTCTCAATTCTGTCAAACCAGAAAGGTTGAACGCAGAAGCATCCAATGTA